AAGTATGTATGCAACTGTAGTGGTAGTTTTACCAACCTGACGAGGACACTTTGTGATAGAGAAACGATTCTCATGATATGTTTTGATCATCTCACGTTGAAAATCCCACATTCTAAATGGCATTAGACCTTCATCAACGTTAACGATTTGAATATATTTTTCAGCAAAGTATATAGGATCTTTAGAGCATTTGATATATTCTTCTATCTGCTCTTGTGTATACTCCATTTTTACCCCGGCTCTTTTGAGCAGAGGATTGTCACGATACGAATCTTTATTAATAGACATTATTTGTTATATCTTGCTTTAATTTCATCAGAAGGTGTGTGCCATGGTACAGTCAATTTTTTTTCCATGTTAGTTTTATCGTGTCGAAATGCTTTAGCACTTCTTGAATACAAAGCAAAAGACGCATGATGTGTAAATCCATCTTTATCTTTTTTTGCAGACGCTACTTGAATATCCTTCATTTCATGTGTTTTATCATATGTTTTTGTTTTGATTCTATATTTCAAGTGCCCAGAACCACCATGTGCAAGATCATGATTCATTAATATACCATGTTCTTTGCTTTTATGAATTTGTTTATGTGCTGTCTTGGGTATATGTTTGGCCAACTCCTGACTAGACATCCACTCTGATGTGTGTTCTTCTGCTGATTCTTTAATGAATTCTTTGAATCTCATTTTATGCTTTAGTAGTAGTTATCTTCACATGTCCTGTTTCTGGATCATGTGCAACGTGATGAGCATGAAACTCAACATCTGGATGTTTATCTTTTAGTTTCTTGAAGTGTTCTAGATTGGCATGTGAATCATCATATAAGTGTACTTTTTTGTAGCCGTGTTTTTTAACTAGATCACCAATAACTTTATGCTTTGCTTCTGCTGGTGATGCTGCACCAACGTTACCTGCTCTACGAACATGAATATGTCGGGCATCGATACCGTGGTGCTTCAGTGTTTTCATAAAGCCATGCTTGTTGTCCATATCTGAACGAGCAGTTACAATCTCGACATTCTTGTTATTCTTATGTATTGCTCTCAGCTTATTGATCATCTTGTGAATAGGATGAGCAGACTTTTTGAATACTTTGTGCGATCTAAACTCACTATAATCGTAACTATGTCCATGCTTTAACTTGTGATCATTATATTCTGTATTGGTCAAAGAATGCACTCTTTTGCCGTGTTCATCTTTAACATGCACTTTTAGCTTTGAATGGTCATGATGAAACAACACTTCATCCATATCAAATGCATGAAGTGTCTTGGATTTTGGATCTCGTCTTTCTTGAATTTCTTCTCTTAAATGTTTAAAGTGGATCATTCTTTTCCTTTTAACATTTTGTTTAAATCTGCTGTACTACCAACAAAGATTGCTTTATCTATTTTGGTGCTTTGTGGTTCTTTTCCTGCTGCTTTGTTCATTTCACGCATTTGTTTTTGGAGCAATATAAGCTTCTCATTGGCGTCAGCAACATTTTTAATCATAGTAGCTGCAACTTCAAATGCTCTTGGATGCTCGGATTCTCTGGCAATCTCAAGAATAGAATCAATAGCATCAACACCTTTTTCTATAATTTCTTCGTAATTCTGACGAACCTTCTTATAGTCTTTTTCCAAGTCATTGTCTAGTTTAGACTCAACTTCAACAACAGGTCTTTCTTCTTTAACTGCAATATCCGTACTAGCAATTTGCTTTGATTCAACCTCAAATATTTCACTCATATTTTTTTCAAATTTAGTCACTGTGATACTCCGTTATTGTTGTTTCTATAGTATAGGCTGAATTTGAAGTAGCATTGGCTGGGTTAACATAAGAGTTGATATTTACCATCATGCTATTTGCATTCGCACTGTCAAACGATTTCAGAGTATATTCAGCAAAAGAATCCATTCCAATAATTTCTGTATTGGTTCTGAATACTCCATTTATGTCAGTAACTACCATTCTATTTGTGGTGTTACTATATGATAATACTGTTGCAGTTGCTTTTGCTGTATCAAAAGAGTATCCTTGATATACAGTTTCTCCAATTTTATATTTTCCAAATCCTACTGGATTAATGTTAAATATTGCTTTACCATCTTTATCGAAATAATCTAAATTGAGTATATTAGTATTTGCACTTTTAATGATCTTGCCTTCAGATGTCGATCCGTATACAAAAGCTTTTGCTGTAAAATTTAAAGTCCAGATAACAACTCTGGCATCTGAATCTTGTATGCCTTCATATTCAATATTATAATCTACTGAATTTAATGTCATTGGTACTTCTTTAACTATTCCCATAGTAGGTACCAAATTTAATTTAATTGTATACTCTGGAGTAAAGAATGGAAGAATATGTTCGATGATTTGAGTTCCATCTTCAATGTTTCTCACATAGATGTAAAGTGAAAATTCAAAGTTATAAGGAACAGGATTATATAAGGTAGTTCTTCTGTTCGATGCGCCAGAATCAGCCGCAATTTTTTGATTTGTTATTTGTTTTCTTGATGAATCATATGTCATACTCAATAAATCAAAAGACATTCTAGGAAGCGTAATTTGAACTTTCTTATTCAAATCTGGATCACCTACTAGACGAGCAACATATTTTTCTTTTGGAGAATAGATAATAGGCACCTTGATTCTTCTATCTTCGGTGCCATCTGCTTTATATCGTGTTAAGGTAATATTGTCAAACAAACTACCAAAACCGACTACAAGCTTTCGAATAATTCTGTGGTATGTTGCTGACATTATATACTACCAAATGGGTTAGTTTCTGAAAAATCAATAATTGAATTTCCTTCAGTATTGATTATGTTATTATCATAGTCTGCATACTGCTCTGCATGTTCATATGTGTTTGTTGACAATAGAATTGCTGTAGCATTTGACGTTGCTCCTCTGATCAAATTGCCAATACCGAATGTACCTACAATCGTATTGATGTCTACATTTGCAGTTACAGAGTTATAATCTGCTATGATACCTGTTGATCTTGCATTTGCTAAAGTAATATCCGGACTGATAAAAATAGTTTCTCCAATAACAAAAGTTCTATTAACTGATGACAATTGGAATCTCTGTGCATATGCATCTTGTTGTTGTACGATATCGATGTCTGGTATTCCAGTTTCAATGGTTTCATGTGAGTACTTGAATTTCTCTAATTCTAATTCATAGAAATATGGTACTCTACGACCAAGCATTGCCATGTCCATATCTTGGTTGACAAACTTGATTTCATATAATTCACCCACACCATTAAGAGGAGGAATGTAAATCAAATCACCATCTCTAGGTCTATCATATGTAGGATCAACAGGAACTCTTTGTAGAAAACTTCTTTTTGACACAACAACTGTCATATGGTTTTTGATTTCAAGACCAAATTTACTGAAGAAGTCTTTATCGCCTTTATAATCCATTACATTACTTGGATATAATTCGATAGGATATGCTGCTGTAAATTTCTTTAGAGGATCTTCACCGAATAACAAATCTCTAGCCGCATCATTATTATTCGGAATGTAATAACATCCTACACCCATTATTTTTATGGATTCAACAATTAAATCTTCCACCAAACGTTGTTCGGTGTACTTAGCATTGTAGTTATTAAAATAGTGGCTGACAGGCATTTTAGTTTAGATAGAATTCTAATGGAGCACCATAATTGGATTCCATTTCTTTTTCTAGTTGATCTATCTCGGTCATAGCATCTTCATAAATCTTATCACCATTTAATGTAACACCGCCGAGCAATTGAACACCTTGAAACTTTTTAAGATTGTCTCCCCAATTACGTTTGATGAGTGCTGTAGCATATCGTTTCAGCCAACGGTCATCCCATACAGCATTGTATACATCTGGATTAATTAAAGCATAACACTCAGCAACAACTATTGTTCCAATACCTGCTTGTTTAGGTCCCCATGCCCAATCAATAAAAAGTTTATGCATGTGTCTTTGAAAACGAATAGGTACTTCACCAGTAAACAAAAGCTCCAAAGAACGTAGGTGTTGCATTGTCATTGTATAGTTGATATAAGATGCTGAAGTGAAATCATAGAGTTCATTCAGACGCAACTGATATCTCAAGTCAAACATGTTGATAGTCGCTTGAGAATCTTGAATAGGAAATATGCGAGTTACACCAACAATGTTTAAAGAATTGTTTGCGGCGTCTTTGGTAACAGATGGACTCATATCAATATAACGTTGATTGATGTCCTGCTGAGTTACTGCTTTGATATAGTATACTTTTTGAAGGCCGTCAAAATGATAGTCTTGCCAATATTGCAAAGCATCATCAATTCTGTCTTCCACCTGCTCATCGTCAATATTAATATCAATTACAGGAAATCCTAAACGACGAAGGCAGTAGTCTTTAAATTGTTGTCTGTTAGTGATATTTGACATTTTTGACGTTTAAGTGTGTTGATTTTACTATTTATGTCACTATTTTCTTTCATCAAAAGGTCTAAGACCTAGTTTCACAATATCATCTAGCCAGTAATTATCAACGTATTTTATGTATTTTTCGTTTGGTGATTTTTCTAAAAACTTGAATAATTCCGAATTTTCTAGATCAATAGGAAAATCTATGACTTTGGATATCCATTTTAAATACTTTTCTTTGTGTAAGAACAAGCTTTCCAGACTAAGGTAATTTATCTCGCAGTTTAATTTAGCGTATTCTGATAGTGCTATATCTAAAGTTCTTCGTCCTCTGAGTCGTTTTTGCTGCTCTGTATTGATATTTTCATCACGAACAATTACGCAGATTATTACTTTAACTCCAAAGTTTTCTACCATATCTACAAACTGCTGTATTTTTGGTACAGTAATGTTGCCGTCATATACAAAAGGACAACTAATATCTGTTACGAAAAGATCGTTATCCTCAAAGACACTTGATGTTAAATTCTCAGGATGAACAAAGTATTTCGCAAAGAAATCTTCATCAGTTGGTACCCAATAGTTATCTAAGATAGCATCCCAGCCTTTTACTTTTGAGTGCCGACTGAATATTCTACTAAAAATATGATTTCCTGATCCTTGCGGACCAGTAAGCAACAATAGCTTCTTCATTTCAATGATCTTTGTTGCCCAATATATGTTCTGATTTTTAGTGGGTTAACATCGTCTGTTGGTCCTGTTCCAGAATCTGGAGCAAAGACAAATAAAAACACAGGTTCATCTTCTGTAATAAAATTATGAAGTTCATTTCTACGCATGAAGAAACAATCTCCTTTGTTTATTTCAAACATAACCTCATCATCTAGCTCAATCTTTCCTTTACCACTCAACACTAATCCTACTCTATGACTAGGATGTGTGTGTAGAGTTTGATGCATGTTTGCTGGGAAGTGTACATAGTTGACTACAGGATCACCTAAGCGACCAGGATTAACTGCTGTGGTATTTGTACCGCCGTCGATGTAACTCAAGTTACCCATGTCTAGTTCTTTTTGTATGAAGTATCTATTTTCTAGCAATCTAAGTCCAAGATATTCAATAACCACAGCACTAGAATCACCTAGACATTTTAAAGTGAAATGATCATTTACGCAAAAGGAACCATTAACGTTTTCGAACTTCACATCATCAGCATAGTAACTAGCATTGTGAAGCATCAAGTAATATGTTCCAGAAGTAGCATCAAATGCTCGACTTTCTCCAGATTCCAATTTTGTAATTTTTAATGGCCAACGGTCTTTAGTTTCGTAGGTATTTTTGACATCAATCATATTGTTCACCAAAATATTTTAAGAATTCAAAAGGAATGAATGGGTGCTCCATTCTCTCTGGATGCCAGACTATGGCTCCTATGTTGTTATCTATCCAAGCCTCACATAGACCATCCTCATCGGTAGCTAAACATTTTGCTGTACTAGGTATTTCGGATATGCAATTTGAGTGAAAAGAATTTACTGGTATAATTTTTCCATCATAATTTATATTGTGAGTTGTATCGTAATGATTTTCACAGGCTAATACTTTTCCACCTAGCAGATGCGTTAGAACAAATGCACCATGACAGATACCGAGTATTGGCTTTTTTCTTCTTAACATTGCCGTAGCAATCTTAATTTCAGTCACCATTCTGATCGGAGAATCATCTCCACCAGTCAATATCAGTATGTCTAACTTGTCTGCAAGTGCATCAAAATTTTGTTCAGTACGATTTGGAATTAGATAGAGTGCATGATCTTTTAGATAATTATACCAATTATGTTCTATACTATCATGCGCCCTATCTTTAAAATGTAAGACTCTTTGCGAAAGTCCTACAATCACATTACCAACCGTATGCTGTAGCTGCTAGTTCTCTTGCACCAGGAGAGTCACATGTATTTCCTACGATAATATCATATAACTCTTTACGCATATGTTTAGCCATCTCGATTGCTTTTGGTGCAACTGATGGGTCAGCGTCAGCTAGTTTCTCTAAACGAAGTGCTCCAATGTTTGAGTGGAACTTTTCGTCAGCAGCAATCTTCTTGTATTTGTCTGCAACGACTTCATCGTAAGCACCAATCTCAGACATACATGCCCATGATGTTGCTGCACGACCTTCAGCTACTAACTGATATACTGCTAGAGCAACTGGATCATTTTCTACGTCATAAGTCTTTAGAGTACGAGCACCTTTATCGTCTGCCTTACGAGCAAACTCACGATCAAGATATTCTTGGGTATCGACTTCCTTACCTTCGATGTGCTCCAGAACCTCTTTGACTAGACGGAAATGAACTGCCTCGTCTTGTGCTTGCTTAGTTAAAAGAAGCATTTCTTCTGCTGAAGTATCTGTTGGTAATTTTGCAATAGCTTCTGCAACACCAATCATATTCATGTATTCGTTAGCCAAACGACCCTGGAAATGCAGCAGATAATCTTCTTTTGTTCTTGCTGGATCTTTGAACCAGTGACGAATATTCATCATGCTGGCTTCAAAAAGAGGCTGATTTTCCTCTTGAATTTTTTTAACTAGTTCCTTGCCTGTCATGTCTATTTCTCCTTGAAGTATTTGTTGACACTTACAATGACTATTTATATATTTTTTAAATTTATCTGGTTAGATGATTGAAGTTTGGGATATAAGACCCGTCATAGATTGCCACTTCACATTTTATTGGAACATCTTCGGATTCTTTAATTTCTGTAGGAAGCCCCAATTTTTCATGAAGTTCACTGATTTTTAATAATTTAAATTCAACGTCCCTGTCTTTGTTGAATTTAAGTATTTTATAATTTTCTTCCTTGATCTTCTCTATCATTCTAGAGTCATCTTCATACCAAGTGTATTTTGGATATGTAATACCCCAACCGCCACATTTATGCCATCTATAGAAACTATCAATATCATTCGCATAACATGAGACTATTTTTGCTTTTGGAAAAAGGTAATGTATATATTCCAAATGATAAGAAAACCAATGTGATTTTATTACTTTTATCTTATCCCAACTAGAAAAAGGCAACATAAATTCAGTCAGAATTTCAGCTTTCGATAATTCGTTTAATTTGTCAAATTTATGACCTTGCTTATGATATGGTCCCCAATAAGAAGCATAGTGGTTTCCAATTTTTCTGAACGTACCATCAATGTGTAATATGGTTAAGTTAAAACGATTTTCCTCAGTCTTATCTGTGGTATTGATTAATGGACTGAGTTCAATGAAATTATATGTTGAACTCCACCTAGATCCTGGACATCCGGCAAGTAATATTAAATCTTCCCCATCATACTTTGTTACATTTTCAATATGAAATTTCATGTTATTTTAACTTTTTTTGTTTTGTTCCAAATATGAAAAGTTTGAAATATATTCTCCAGAATATACAGCAACTTTACATTTTGTCATTAGATTTTTTTCAGAAATATGTGGCAAACCAATTTTTTCATATAGTTCATTTGCATGAACTTTTTTAAACTCAACATCCCTGTCGATACAAAACTTTAAAATATTAGAATTTTCTTCTTTAATTTTCTCCAACATTCTAGCGTCATTTTCGTACCAAGAATAGTTGGCATAACTCATTCCCCATCCTCCTCCTTTGTGCCACCAATAAAAACTTTCTAAGTCTCCACCATAGCAAAAGACTAATTTTGCTTTAGGAAATAAGTTATGCAAATAAGGAATATTGTATGCAAACCAATGTGATTTTATTATTTTTGTTTTGTCCCAGTTTTCATATGCATCCATGAATTCAGACAACATTTCTGTTTTAGATAAAGAGTCTAATCTATCAAACTTTTTACCGTACATATTTCCAGGACCCCAATACGATCCTTTATGTACGCCTAAATTATTGATATTTCCATGCATGTCTAAACCAAATACATCATCTCCCCAACTTTTTTCTTCTGACCAATCCGTGATGTTTATTGCCGGATTCTCACATAACATTCTATGCACACTACTCCATTTTGATCCAGGAGTGCCCATCAGAAAAATTAAGTCCGAACCATCGTATGATTTTATATCATCAATATCAAATTTCATTTTTTAATGTACTTCCAATAAAGTTTACAGTTCGCAAATCCTGAACCACCTCTAATTAATTCTGAAGGTATTCTATCTTCTAGTTTTATGTTATTATCTTCAACTTCTAAGTTATACTTAACTGAAAAATCATATATGTCTTTAATTGTCCAAATATAAAATTGTTTACCTATACTATCATCTGGAGCTTCTGCTGGATTTACTCTAATGAACATTTTTCCACCACGCCTCAACTTCTTTGTCATCCACTCCATTTGTTTATCAACCAACTCATGATTTCCAAAATTTATGGAACCTAAAGCAAGCATAACATCTATAGAATTGTCTTCACACTCATAATTCATGAAGTCATCTACTATGTCTGCATTTTCGTTAGCAAAATCAATACCGATTAAGTGAGGTATGTATCGTTTAAATTCGTTATATCCACAACCTAAGTCTAATATTTTTTGGGGATTTAATTTGAGTATGTCTGGTAGAATTGCAAATCCTGATATATGATAACAATTCAAATCAGTATTCCAGTATTCTAAATCGTTTGTTGGATTATTTTTAAAATATTCAATCAGTGTTTTCATAATGTTGATATGTTTATGTTGAGTAGTAGTTGATGCTTTTTGGTAAAATTAATTCTTTAGTTACGAAGTTTCTTGTTGTTGAATGCATTTTTATTTGATTCAATAAAGATTCAATCTGAAACACTGAATAGTTATAGTTTTTGTTTGGGTACTTGTAAGTCAAATAATTTTTACCATATTCCGTAAAATTATGATCCAAATTTGTTATGGCCCATTTTTGGAAATCTGGTGTATCATAAAAAGAACATACTGGATGATAATACTTATCGAAAGAGACATCTTCTATATTATGTTGATAATTAAAAATAAGCCTGAACATAAAATGTAACTGATAGAAATGAGTAATTTCTATAGGCAATTTATTTAATATCGATTGCACATACGAGTTATAAAAATTTTCTGCTTTTTCTGCTGAAACTTTAAATCTCTTACTGTACTTATTAACAAAAGATTCTTTAACATTATTATATAGATAAACCGGATCTACAGGATTCATGAGAGCATCATGATATTCTCTTACATCTTTTGTTACAAGTATTTCAGTTAATGATAAAAAATTTGGTAGAAAGTCATGATGTATCTTAGGATATAATTGATCACAACCTTCTCCCGTAACTATAATACCATCTATTGTTAGTTCACTTAAATCTAAACTGTTAGGGATAGGAACTATTTCATATCTATCTTTTATAAAGTCATATACTTCTTTATTTTCGATAATGACTCTATCGTTAACTGTCACCTTGAAATCAACGTTGTTTTTAACAAAAGCGGCAAGAACAGTAGTCGAATCTATGCCTCCACTCCATGCCACTACTGGTTTTCTTCCAATATAAGTCAAAGCAGTTTCATCGACAATTTGGTCAAAAGTTTTGTCGGTGTTTACTTCATTTGGGAGCGTAACATTGTCACTATCAAAAAATATACCTGATCTATCGTGTAAAGTAGAAGAACGTATTTTAGAATTAAACGTTGAATATGATTTAGGATTTATTACTCCAACAAATCTAATGAAGTTTTCTTGCCCTTCATCAACAAATGATTTGCAATCTATTACAGAAAACGTATAAGGTGTTTCAGAGTTCAGTGCTTTATTTAACCAATTTCCTGTGTAATTAAATGGACTGTTTAAAGTGCAATAAGCTATTCTTGTGTTTGGATATAAATTTTTGATTTCTGATATTCTATTTAAAAAATTTTCTAAAATTTGATCGTGAGTTTGATTTTCTCCACTATCAGATACATATATGTTTTTTCCAAAACTACAAGCTACTATGTTGGATTGTGCTAACACTTCTTGTGCATGAGACAGATCAACGCATTGAATTTCTTTTGAACTTATAAAATTCCATTCACTATTAGCATTCATCATTGGTGAATTGAATAATAAAATAGTAGGAATACCATCATCAAAAAATTGAGATAGTTCGTTTTCAACTAGTGATTCGTGCGTTGGTATACCTAAGATGTATATAGTTTCTTTTTGCATGATTAGTCGGCTGCTACTACAGCTACAGGAAATGGTTTTCTACTTGATTTAAATGTTTTAACTTCTTCTTCTTCATGTTTTAATATTATACCAAATATATCTTTTCTTACATCAGGCAAAGCATCATTGTCTATAAAGTATGGAACATAGCCAGTAATTTTTTCAAATGCTATAGCAAACATAACTACAGCATCAGAATATGAGTTTGCACAAGATTTGTACCAATATTCTCCAGATACAAACATACATGACCCTTGACATATATGTAGTACCGGGCAACTAGAACATTCTTTTCTTTCTCTCCAATGAGTAGATGTGGTAATTCTTACATTATCTATGTCTTGTATATTACCTGATAAATGAGATTGACCATTAGAATTTATGTCTGCTTGACTAACATTTTGACAAGTTATGACGTTTCCTTTTAAGTCAATCGCCATAGTATTTTCGATGTCCATTCCACATTTCTGGCTGAGATATTTTGAATTTTTATGTTCCAAAACATCTTGTATAAAGCCATTTATTTTGTTTATTTGTCCTGGATATCCAAAATCTTCATCCTCAGGTTGTTCATATAATTCTTTGAAGGTTTCCCATCTAAAATCAAACTGTTGTTTTTTTGTTAACAACGATAGTTTTATGCCACCTTCGTCATATGCATCTACTAATCCACCTTCACCTATTTTTACAAAAGGATCACCTGTAAACTCTATAAAAAACTCTCTTATTTTTTTTCTACTTGTATTTTGTGCGTTTAACATAGCGTTAAAGCTCATTTGCTTTAACCTGTGTTTCCCAGATTTTATTTTATTGTATAGGCGAAGAATTCTTAGAGCATGTTCTTTATCTTCTAGTGGGTCAGGACCTCTCACCCATTGTCCAGGACCGTCGTGGCTTATTGCCATTGAATCCATGTTATTTAACAACCATTCAATTTTCTCATTATTTAATATGGACCCATTAGTAATAACGGAAAATCTAGGAAGTTTTTTCCATGATTTAAATTTTTCATTTAATCTTTCTACTAGAGGTTTTAAAGTTTTCCAATATACAAATGGTTCACCACCCCAAAACTCTATTTTTAATCCTTTTTCTTCATCAAACTCCAAATTTTCAAGTTTAATTAAGAAGTCGTCAATATCAGAAAAAGAAGTTTCTTCCGCTCTCTCCACATATCGTTGAGAGCAATATTCGCAAGAATAGTTACATGATAACCCAAGTTGGATTTTTAATGTTGTTACCTGTTTTGATTTCTTTAAAGGATTTGAAGGAGAAAATGGTAAAGATTCTCTCAGGTATTCATTAATTGATGTTAGATTTTTGTTCTCATAAATGAATCCATCTTCAGTAGAAAGAACATTTAAGTCATTATCATAATAAAAAATAGCATCCTCGACGACATTATCTTCGTTTTTTCGATTCGCCTTAATACTAAAAATCATATAGTCTCCCAAATTATAAAATTATCTACATGCACAATCACATGCACAATCACAATCACAATCAAAAGTAAAGCAATTATCCGCATTACAGTTATATGTACACGCACAGTTGCAATCAGTTTGCAACCAATTTTGTGTATCGCAGTTTACACAGTTAACGCATTGACTTGCAATACATTGATTACAGTTTAAAGCACCGCAATTAACGCCACAATTACAATTTGCATTATTGCAGTTTCCATCATTGTTTTTTTGATACCAACGTTTGCTATAAAATGCTTGCATGTTTGGAGTAGCAGGTCTCTGAGCAGGTTTAAGCAAATCATTAAGGGCCACAAAAGTTCTTGTGGTAGTTGCTGGCGCTGTTACCTCAACGTTAATGTCTGATACTGATATTGATCCTGATGATGGTGTTGGCATATTTTACAATCAATGAAAAGCTACTGAAATACCCACACGTGGTCCTGTGGGAATTGGTGTGTGGTACATGTGTTTTGGAATATAAATCATGTCTCCCTCACTTAATTCATAATTATAAATGACATTTTCTTCTTCTATGTTCCATTTTGTGTTGCCCAAAGCTTGAATATAATAAACATCTGTTGTATCTTTATGTTTACCAAATGTCTGAGAAAATTTAGTAAAGCTTACGAACAAATGTGCGGTACAAATTGGTTCTTCTGATCTTATTTCGTGTATCTTTAGCCTTATTTTTTCTACTTTATCTAGAAGATGACCATTCTTTAAAACAAATCCATAATTCTTGAGTTCACGATACTCTCTTTCTGCTTCTATGTCATCTTGAAGATTATTCAACACTTCTTCCCAAGACGGTAAATCTTTTTTGTCATAAAGATTCTTTTGCACATAATGTTTCATATTATTTATCAACTACTTATGCATTTCTTAAAAAGAGGAGACCCGTAGGCCTCCTCTAAGTACGCACTGATTAGATAGGAACTTCTTCCCAAGTTAGAGAACCAATCCATGTTGCTGATGTTAGAGCAGCCGATCCGCCTAGAGCGATCATACATCCAGGAGGAATAATGATAGAACCTTCAATCATTGCAACTTGTGGCGCCACATTCATAACACCTGCTGCTGTCGCCCAATAATATTGACCTAATGGCATTACATTAGTGAGAGCAGTTGACGAGGTCAATGCAACGTTGGTGAACGATTGAGATGCTGAACCAACTCTGTTCAATGTTGCATTATTGACTGGATAGGTCAAAGTTGTTTGTGTGATTGCTGCTGTAGGTCCATAATATAGACCCCAAGCTACTGTACCAGCGGCAGAAGCAGAAACTACATTAGCATATGATGCTTGTAGAATTGCAAAGTTTCTACCTGAGTTGATTGGATTATAAACTGCTAGTTGTGGTGTACCAGCAGCACCTCCAGTATAGGCTGTAATCGCCGCAGCCGTTGCCACAGACAAGGTATATACACTACCTCTGTATGTGGTTTCATAAAAACGACCATGCAATTCTGATACGATTACATCACCCAATTGCCCTAAACGAACAGTTGGGTTTGTTCCTGGTGCTGCGGATTGTACAGAAGTTGGTCCTACTTGTCCTTGAATTAACATTTAAATCTCCTTAATCTGTTGCAACATTATTTGCAAATCTATTTAAATCTTCTCTGATGGCATCTACGTCATCTTTCTTTATATTTAGTCCAGTTGCAATTACATAGTTTAAAACCTGAAGTTCCTTCAACATTCTATTGCATGTTTCTTGTAATGCTTGTAGATTTCCTCCAACTTCTTCAGCTAAATTTAAACCTGTCTGTACATCTGCATCATAATATATCAGAAGATCATCTAATTGATTATGTGACGATGTATCTAAAGAAAGTGTTAGTATTCGATTACTAAAAGACCCGGAATACTTTGTCGTTCCTGGAACATATAGTGGAGTGCCTCTGGTAATATTTACCACAGAATATAGCTTATTGAAATCAAATCCAGGAACTTGACTAAAATCAAGTGTACCTAAATTTGATACTCCTGGAGAAAATGGTGGGTTATATTGAAGTAATTGTTTCATATTTTTAGAATGCTAAATTGTAAGTAATTATGTAATCCAAAATATCTGTCGGATTCGTTAATCCTATATTTATGCTGTTAGCAGTTATATTACTAACATTGAGTGTCGCAGTAGATGGATTAAAGGTTAAATCGCTAGTATCTGTATTTACAACTGTTAATCCACCGCTAGTAAGACTGGTGAATATGGGATATCTCAATGCATTTGTGGTGGCGTCATTAATGATACTTGGATATCCAATAACGACAGGAGTACCTGTGTAGGTACTAACTTCAAATACTACATTGTCACTGGCAGTAGCACCTGAAGTCAATGTGATTGATGATGAAGTTGTCTCTACATAGTCTGTAACATTGTTTTGTCTGACACCATTGATGAAAACTCGTATCTGATTCAGTCCTTGAACATATGTTGGTGTCGTAAATAGAGTTTGCCCACCGGTTGCTGTGGTTTGTTGAACCACAGTATTAGCAACAGTGCTGATAGAATTATATGCTTTCCATGCACCAGAAGAATATACCCAAGATTTTGTATTGGATGTAAGAATCTGACCTTCTGTTGGATTTGAAGGAAAATCAATTGGCATCTAATTTACCTCTTAACTCATCAATTTGTTTTTGTTGTTCTTTGATTGCTTCAATTAATAATCCTACCATGTTTTGATACATAACTGTTTTTCCGTTTTCGTTTTCTGACACAAGATAGGGTAGAACTTTTTCAACTTCCTGTGCAATCACACCCATACTCTTGTTACCATTATCTTTCCAGTTATATTCTACTCCTCTCAGTTTCTTAATGGTATCTATAGGATTAGAAATTGTAACAATATTTTCTTTTAGTTTTTCATCTGATGTTGATGTAACAATAGTAGAAGATAATGTACCAGTAGATGGAACATAAGTCAGTTTTGTGCTGGATACGCTAACTGAAGTTAATGTACCAGAAGTTGCATCTTCAAATAGAGGATATAGTGTTGTTGCAGTTGTCGTATCATCTGTGATCGTTGCACCGATTGTTCCTGTAATTTGAGTATTAGCTACAGTCGCAATCTGACTGGAAGTAATCAATCCAGTAATCTGAGTATTAGCAATACGCAATGCTGTCTGAGCGGCCCAAATAGGAACACCACCAACACCCGCCATTAATAGTTGACCTTGAGAGCCAACAGAAGTAAATGTTGTATTTCCTACACCAGCTTGATATAGAATAGCATTTGTAGAACCTCCACCAATAGAAGATGATACTGCTGCCGTACTTAAATCAACCCATTGTAATGAGTTACCATCATTGACATAAGTGTATAGTGTACCATCATTACTATCTACCCATCTATCACCTGCTGTATTTCCAGTTGCAGGCGGTGCTATATTGTAAGTGAAACCTCCACTACTTCCACCACCACTCGCAGTAGAATTTATCGTGATTGTTTTTGTGGTAGTACACGCAGAAATAGAAATATTATTGCCAGCAGAAATCGTTAAAGTGTCTGCATTACTTGCTGGTGTAATCGAAACTGTATTTGCAGATATTGTGGTGAAACCTGTTTGTACTGCACCATTTGCTTCATCAAACGCTGCCTGAGTAAAGGTGTTAACATTAGTAATACTAGTATTCTGATTATTGTTTATTGTCTGTAGATATACCGTATTGGCTGCTGCGGTATTAGCAGTATTAAATGCTGAACCAGCAAATGTATTAACACTAGTAATATTAGTGTTTTGTGTATTATTAATTTCACCTTCAGCATTAGCTTTGCCGTATGCAGCTAGTGCTAATGTATTAATAGCACTAATACTAGTATTTTGATTATTGTTTATTGTCTGTAGATATACCGTATTGGCTGCTGCTGTATTGGCTGCACCATAAGCAGCAGTTGCTAGTGTCACTCCATTATTAGCAGTATTCCAAGCATTGGTCATTGTATTGTTTACATCAAGACCATTTACTGTAATATAAGTTGAAATTACATTTGACTTTATTACACTAGCATACAGATTAGCATACCTAAAACTAGAATCAGAAAGATTAATTAAGTTGTTAGATTGAATTTCAGGAGTATAACCTTGAAATAATATCCATTCTTTTAAATTTGGGTCTCTGAATATACCAGTATGCTCTAATCCTGATCCTGGATTATAGTGACCAACTACACCTATGTCTACAGCATCAGTGGTTATATTTCCATTAGCTAAGAATATTAATGAATCTTCTACAACTAAACTTGAAGTTCCAATCGTAACAGAATTACCTAGTACACTTAAATCACCTTCAACAACAAGATTTTGTTGTATTGTAGTATTTCCAGTTATCGAGCCACCAGAAGTGTTAAACTTTAAGTTTGCTGTATTGTATGCTGCTTGAGCAAAGGTGTTAACATTAGTAATACTAGTATTCTGATTATTGTTTATTGTCTGTAGATAAACAGTATTAGCTGCTGCTGTATTGGCTGCACTAAATGCTGCCGTGGCTAAATTTACTCCATTATTAGCAGTATTAAATGCTGCTTGAGCAAAAGTATTAACACTGGTAATATTGGTGTTAGTTGTAGTCATCTGTGACTGTAGAGCCACAGTGTTACCAGAAGCACTATTAGCTTGAGCATATGCAGCAGTAGCTAAAGTATTTGCTGATGAAATACTAGTATTCTGATTATTGTTTATTGTCTGTAGATAAACAGTATTTGCTGAAGCGGTATTGGCTGCATCAAAGGCTGCTTGTGCTAATGTATTTGCTGATGAAATACTCGTATTCTGATTATTGTTTACCGTTTGTAGATAAACAGTATTTGCTGATGCTGTGTTGGCTTGAGCGTATGCAGCAAAGGCTACGGTATCACTGCCTCCACCTCCACCACCAGACATTATATTGGTAGAAGCACCACCTCCGCCTGTAGAAATGTCTAAGTAAAAGCCTCGGGCAGAGCCACCTTGTTCAAAAAATCTTATTTTATTTTGATAAACATCAATTGTTACACCAACACCATCTAGTGTAGTATTGGATACTGCTTTGCCTAGTAGAATTTCTCCACCTTCATCACCACCAACCGTCAAGACATTTAGTTTTCCTCCTGCGCCAATTAATAAATCACCACCAAATATAGCACCCGACGTATTTGCTAATGCATTATTTGCTTTGTTATACGCTGCTTGAGTGAATGTATTAACACTGGTAATATTAGTGTTTTGATTATCATTAATGGTCTGTAGATATACAGTATTTGCTGATGCAGTATTCGCTTGAGTGTATGCAGCGAAAGCTACAGTATTATCAACAACTGCATTAATCGTAACAGTTTTTGATGTTGTGTTCGTATTAATCTGAATATTGTTACCAGCAACCAAAGAAAGAATATCTGTTGGTGTGGTTGCAATAATCAGTGAGTTGTTAGCATTAACTGTCGAAAACGTTTTTTGGTTTTCAATTGCTTTAATACCAACACCATTTTTATAGAACAGTTTTCCGTCGGCGTAGTTAATCGCCACCTCACCATAATTTAGGTCAGCTGGCGTATTCCCTGTTTGTCCTGATTTTTTTAACTGTATCGTTGTGTTTGACATTTATTAGAAACTTCCGCCGTCCTTGATGACTTCATCTGTAATTACAGGTTCTTCTTGTGCCGAGCTAACTTCTTGTGCAGCTTTGGCATCATCAATTTTTTTTCTTTTGGCAGGAGTTAATTTCAAATAAATGATTTGATCATTCAGTTCTCTAATGGTATTTTCATAATCAGATTTTATCTTTTCAATTTCAATTTTATGTACATCATCAATGCTTTGCAACTTATCTCTTGTTTTATTCAATTCATTTTTAAAAGTTTCAATATGCTGAACCTGATGCTTAACTTCTTCATATTCTTTTTTTACTATTTCATGATCGACTAGTTTTTTTCTCAAATCATCAACTGTAGTTTGAAGATGTTGCAATCTGGAATTTTCAGCAGAGATTTTATTGTCTCTAAGTGAATTCAATTCTTTTTGAGAATTGGCAACAGTAACATTTAGTTCATCTATTTTTTTCTGTAAACTTTGAATGCTACTGCTGCTTCCATCTTGCAACTCTTTAATTATACCTTCAGTTACTTTCAAATTTGCTTGTAGAGATATATTCTTGATGATGCTATCTTGCATCGTCTTTGTTAATATATCCAAATATTGTTCAACATATTTTTCTTGACTCATTTCAAACTCCTATCATTAAAAGATTATATAATCATTATATTTAGAAGCTGCCTCCATCGAGTGCATATGAATAACGAACTTCTTTTGTACTTGAGTTATAGAACATAATGCCGTCATTGTTTGCATCTTGTGTTGCTGTGTAACGAATTGGATTAACATAGAATCCAGAAGCCAGAGAAACAAGATTTTGTCCAGAAGCATTCAGAATAATGCTGTTTGCAAATCCAGATTCAAAACCTGCTTTGTTACCAATTGCAATCGTGTTGATTCCTATTGCAGAAGTATTTCCTTTACCTGCTTGAGTACCGATTGCAATAGATGAAGCACCTTGAGATCCACCAGAATCATAACCCAGAGCAATACCATATTGACCTTGTGCTGAACCAGAGGAGTTACCAATTGCAATACCATATGCACCTTGATTTGAAATACCAGCATTGATACCAATTGCAACTGCTGTCTGTCCTTGATTGACATTACCAGCACCATAACCAATTGCTACACCATATGCACCTTGAGCATTGTAACCAGCAGAGTCGCCAATTGCTACGGCTTGTGTTCCTTGACTTAGTGTACCAGCATTTTGACCAAAGGCAACTGCATCACCAGAAGTGTCTTTGATGATAGCACCATTTGCTAATTGAATTCCTGCGCCATTATGTACTAATAACCCGTTTGTGCTTTGAATCGATAATGAGAATGCACCATTAGCAATAGATGTTGGTGTTAATGCATTATCAGAAGAATATGTTAATTCTCCAGTTGAAGCATTAAAGTAAACAAGATTTCCTGTGACACCTTCATTGATTGCTGTTAAATAAGTTGGTCTTTTGATTCTAAATTCTGTTGGTGTAAACTCTGCGACATCTATACTATCAGCATAAAAATGAACTTCTCCATCAGCAGGACTGAACATACCGGAATCGTTGTCACCTTCTGTTCCACCAAATGAGAAACCACCTCCAACAGTTCCTACACTTTGTGTGGTTAATATTTTTCCTGCGGTATTTAATGTTCCGTTGTTTTGGAATGTCCAAAGTTTATTATTTGCAGTAATGTAAGTTTGTTTGTTAAAGTCGCTTACTAAAACATTAGTTTCTTCACCACCTAAATATAATAGGGCATTTGAACTATCGATTGCTCCACCAGCACGAAGATGAATATGATTTGGTGCAGTTGGATCAACAACAATATATTGATCATTAACACCAGGAGCATAATTAGCGCCAGGTGCTAATATGAGTGTACTAGCAGAAGTATCCTTGATGATAGCGCCGTTTGCTAATTGAATTCCGGAACCATTTGTTGATACACGACCATCGATGTTGCTGATGGACATACGGAATGCACCATTTGCAATTTCATCAGGATTGATATCATTTGCTCTTCCATATGACAACTGACCAGTGGTAGCATCAAAGTAAATGATGTTTGCTGTTTGAGTGTTTGCTAGACCAGTTAGATATGTTGCTTGCTTGATCTTAAATGTTGAAGTAGTAAATTCTGCAACATCAACATCATTAGCATAGAAATGTACTTCACCATCAGTCGGGCTGAACATACCAGAGTCTTGATTGCCATCTGTCAAGAACGAAAAACCACCATTGGCAGTACCAACTGATGTTGCAGCTAAACTTTTCTTAGTTACTCTTAAATTGCCGTTAATGTACAACCCATGATCTATCTGTAGTGAATTATTTCCAGAAGTACCTGCATTATAGATTGATACATTATGTGTATTATCTACATTGTTGAATGTTATTACACTTCCAGAATTTAATAATACTGTATTATTAAATGTTCCACCAGAATTAAATGTTGGTGCGTTAGCAAAGTATGCATTACCATTAGCATATAACTGAGAACTACTCTGTAGTGTCAGAGTGTTCAGCACATTAGCAGTATTTGCTGTTAAGTTAGAACGCAGAGTTGCTAATGCAAAGCTGTTAGCAAATGGTGTAATTGTATTTGAAGTTGGTTCTGATGTATAGTTATTAAACAGATAGTATTGTTTATCTGCTGCATGACGGAATAGACCAGTATGTCTTGCTGTTCCATCACCATAGTGACCAATGAAACCAATATCAACGACATCACTTGTATTATTTGCAGCAAGTTGAAGCAGTGAGTCCTCAACTTTTAAAACATCGACATTGATAATGGTTTCTGTACCCAGAACAATTAAGTTACCAGAAATCTGTACGTTTGAATCAATATATTGATTTACGATTGGTGTATTAGCACGAACGACAGTACCATCAACATCTACTGTAATTGTTTGTCCGGCAACGTTGGTAGTAAGACCACTGCCACCTGCAATGTTTAATGTCTGTGTTAGTAAATTAACAGCAGAAGGACCACCAGAATCTGCGGTAATATCTAATTCTGTAGAAATTACTGCGGTATTAATTGCTGTGATTAGACCATTAGCACCAACAGTAATAACTGGAATAGTTGTTGTATTA